GAATAGGGATCTGTCATTTCTCCAAAAAATCCTGACTGCTCCATTCCCCTTTGGGGTAATCCAGCTTGTAAAAATCTTAATTTATCAAATGTCTCCTGTCGTGGATCGTAATAATCAGTTCTTTCTTCATATCCACCTTCTCCCCCTGGCGCAGTATAGTCACGCCAAAAATCATCTTCCATTCCGTGGATATCTTCATAACTAAGACCATGAACAAAATCTTGAAGTGCGGGCATATCTTCAGGAAGTATTTGTTGATTTGGTCCTACCAAACCTTCATCTTGCATTTGATTATGAATATTTTGACCTAAACTTGTGAAAATAGGTTTTCCTTCGGAATCAAGAACAGGATTTCCACTTGAATCAGTTACAATGAATGATCCTAATGTATGTGTATCCATTCCTATTAAATTGTCTGGATTGGCAGGATTAAAATCCCAACTCTTGCCATACTTAGTTGGTGTACCATCTGGATTTGTAAGTGATCCATGTGTTAATGACAAATCTTGCATGACATCTAACATGTCATATGTAGTTCCACCTTCTTCCCCTAAACCTGGATATACAGGAACAAATTCCTGTTCTCCATGTAAAGCACCACCTATATTAGAAGTAGTATTATCATCAATGGTTGGAATAGTATTTACAACTAAAGGTGGTTGATTCGCGCCGCCAGTTCCTGGTGGTCCAAAATTAGGTGTTCCTGTTGAAACAGGTGTAGTTACTTGAGGGGGAGGTGGTTGATTATTGCCACCAGTTCCTGGTGGTCCAAAATTAGGTGTTCCTGTACTTACTGGAGGAGTTGTGGGTGTACTAATGGTCCAAGGTACCCCATAATCTAGATGAGGATTGGGCATAATTACCTATACTGATTATATGTGTTGCCCCAACGTCCTTGAGGTTTTATAGGAGTGTCCGTATACATTCCTGTCCTAGGGTCAATATGTGCTTTTAATTCGTCCTGAAGGGCTTGTTCCTCAGCAGAAGGTAAGTTTAAAGGTGCCATACCTGCAACTCCACCAGGATTAGCGAAATCCCTTCCTGTAAACTGATTAAAGTAATCTAAATCTGCAATATTAGGCGTAATAGGATCATCATCACCAAATCCTATTGATACTAATGGTAAAGGTCCTGTATATCCTTCTCCACCAGGATTAGCGAATCCTCTTTTCCCTAAAGCCTTCTCTGAAGCCAGACCTATATTAGTTGGCTCTCCATAAAGCCTGTCCGTTAAAGGTGACTCATACATTCCACCAAAAGGATCGGGAGTTGGCTCACCATAAAGGGTATCGAACATGTCAGGTTCTGGATAAGAAAGTCCTCGTGCGACTCTTTCAGTTCCAGTTCCAGTTCCTGGTTCACCATAAAGTAAATCATTTTCTGGATCTGGATCCGCATAAGATATCGCCGATGGTAAATCAGCCGTAATATCCATATCTAATCCTGGTTGACGGTCAGACGGAAATGCTCCCGCTTCCATTGCTCGTGTAGCTCTTGCAAGATTAGCGGTTGCTTTGGCATTTTTAATGAAGGACATTCCGTCATCAAATTTTTCTTTATCGTGTGCTTGTGACCTTAACCATGCTTCATTACCGGCAAACTTATAACTTGGATCCATAAATTTCTGCATTACATTATCTGTAATTCCAGCCGCGCTAAGATATTTTCCTGCTTGGCCTAAGCTTGTTCCTGTGTCTGTTTTACCAAATTGTCCAATTGCTGGATTTTGAGTACGTGGATCAAAGGTACTCGGATCTGCGTATAGATTACCCATGGCTTGATTCCAAAACTGAGTATTCTTTGCGTCTCCATATATTTTATCAAGATAATCATGTTGTGCTTGATTAGCGACAACACTATTAGCAAGCATCATAGTAGGATGCATAAATTTACCAGCTGCTTCTTTTCCAGTGTTGTAAATTCCTTTTGCGTAATCCCCTACTCGCTTCATCATCGAAGGTTGTCTTGGTCTTATATTTGCTTCAGCAATTCCTGGCTGTCTTGAAACCGGTCTAAAACCTAATCGTTGTTGAGCTCTGCTAGGGCCACGAGGTCTTGAGATGCCTGTTCCCCTGTACGCTTTATCAGAGGTCATATCCTGTCTAACTTTACCCCAATCTATTGCCATTTTAATATTCTCCTGTTGCTCAGCCCTATACGCCTGGTATAATTACGGCTTTAAGCACAATCAATACAACAATTGCTACTATGCCGGCCTTTATCCAGTCACGCATTCCCCAATCATTCCATTCCTTCAAGTGTGCCCAAATATCTTTCAGTAATTTCATATTTACCTCCTGTATTTAGTGAATCGTAGGCTTCTCATGTTGATCAACCTGTAAATAAATTTCGTCGACCATTATAAACGAATCCAGCATAACTTCAAACACTTTCTGTGCCTCTTTGGCCCCAAGTGCGTGTATGTACAGATTTCGCGTAACAGCCATTAAACCAGCTGCAACAATAAGTTGATCTTCTGGTTTTCCTTTAATCTCTTCTACTACTAGCTTTTCAGCTTTTTGCATAACTTCGGTTATCTTACTTAGTTTTTGATTTTCCATTTGCTTTCCTAGACGCAGATCTCTCCCTCATTCCGGCTATTTTTTCATTGCTTCTGTTTTTAGCGGCATCTCGTAATGACGCCACATCTTCCTTTATTTCAGCGGTCGTGTCTTTTTGACCTTCTTTCATAAGACCAAAAGATTCTTTAACTATGCCTAATTCATTCGTACTCTGCATCTTTTCTCTTTCCAAGTCAAGCTTTTCTGCATCAACGGCTGTTTCCATAAGCATCTTGGTTTGATCATGCTCTCCTTTTTGTTGCAGTTCAGCAGCTTTAAGATCAATTTCTTGTTGTTTAAGTTTAATCAGTGGATCCTTATCTTCTAATCCGCTTCGTTGTTGTTCTTCAGCAGCCATGTTTTTAATCAATTTCGCTTCCAAATCAGAAATTGCAGATTCTTTTTGAGTCACAAACTGCTGTTGCATTTGCTGTATTTGTTGTTGAATCTGTGGATTCTGCGCTGCTTGCTGTTGCATTTGTTGAATCTGTTGTTGTAATTGCTGGGTTTGCTGTTGCATTTGCTGTTCAACCTGTTCCGCTGCCATAATTGCAATATGCTGCAATATATGCGCTTCCATCATTGCGTAAACCTGTACATTAATTTGAACCGGTCTTGTAAACATGAATTCAGCGTGCGCCTCTATGTGCGCCTTGTGGTTTTGTTGTGGAAATGCTTTTGGATCTGTTCCACGCATTGCCTCTGAATTTTCAGTGGCAGGGCTTTTGGGTGGTGGATTTCCTGGATCCGGTTTTAGTAACGCGTCAATGTTATCAACATCCAACGCTTGGTAAACTCTTCTGTATGCTTCACGTAAATTATGTAACGCTGGGTTAGCCGTCGCCATTTGCAACTGCTGCTGTGCCAGCATGACACGCTGTGACATGGAGAATATGTTTGGATTGGATACGGGTAAAATGTCAACACGGTCATCAAAATCCGCTTGCTTAATCATTCTGTTTCCACCCTTAACCATGTATGGATATTCTGGCGGAAGGAACATTTTAATACAACGCGCAAGTAAATTAAATTCAACACCTTGCGCATAATGCAATCTTTTATGGATTGCGCTCATAACTTTTGTTCCACGCTCTAATAGCGCTAGTGTAGTACCAACTGGGTTCTGTTCATTTCCTTCACCCATCTTCATGTCAGCGATGGCCGCAAATGATTTACCTGCGTCAACGCAGAATCCCAATAAGGCAAACAGAACCTGTGATGGTTCCTTGTACGGAAGTGGCAACAATGATTCCCTAATTGACGTTCCTGTTACGTCAACATCACGAAATTCACCAGGTTGCAACGGTTCGTCATGGTCTCGTATGCGCATGCCACGTGCCTTGAAACCTGCTGGAAGATTGGCAAGAGTACCTGCATCAATTAACTGCCGCAAAACACTTGTTGCAGTTCTTGACAATCCGCCAAGCATGTGGATCAGGCCAAATCCATAGAAGCCTAATCCTGGGAGGAACTTGTAGTGTGTAAAATAGTCTACGCGGTTTCTTAACTGGTCCTGTTGGTTCCAGTTTCTTTTTATTGAAAGTATTTTTGTTGAGTATTGATCAATTGTTATAACGTAAGGAAGCTTAATTCCACTTTGGTCCTCGAACCCCGGAACATCCGCGTCCACATGCATTTCCAACAATACGTGTTCATCATCCTCGGATGACAGATTATCACTTACACCGTGCAATTCATCAATTTTCTCTTTTACATCAGAAGTAGAAACTGTACCTGATGTAATAGGTATATCACGGTAAAATCCGCTTACTTGCTGCTTTCTGAGCGCGTTGGAATCAACTTTTGTTGCATGTGTAATTCTTACAGCATCTTCCAAAGATGATGCCATGTAATTAACAACGCAGTCTTCACTTGAAACAAATTTTGAAACTGGACGACCCAATACAGAGTCATGGTATGTTTTTTTGAACGCTGAGCCGGATAAAGGCAAATAAAACAGTAATTGGTCCATGTCCGGGTCATATTCTTTCATAACGTTCGTAATTTGATAATTCATGAAATCCTTTACGCGTTTTGCCTGTTCTTCCACTTGAGGCGTAATTTCACCAACTATTTCCGTATTAACGGGTCCTGCTGGCGGTAAAAGCTCCTTATACGCCTGTGCCTGAAACTGTGTTGCCGATTCCGCCAATAGGGGATGAATAACGCCGCTTGCCCCTTCAAAAGGCTGTGTGCGGTCGTCATACTTAAATCCAAGCATGTCCAATCCTTTGGTATATGTTTCTTCCCAATCTTTTCTTGATTGCTTGTCCGATTCATATGATCCAATCAATTTATCCGATAATTTTTGAAGATCACCTTCTTCAAGATATTCAGCAAGGTTTGCGTCAAACGGAATCTGTGACTGGTCGACTGGCGCGTTTGGATCCGTGTTTATTTCAGCTCCGCCATCCGGTAATTCAGTAATTTCAACATTAGGATCAAGGTTAACTTGTTTATTCGGTAATTGAACCTCCGTTCCACCGCCAGAAATCTCCAATCCATCATTGAGCGCTTCAATTGCCTTTTCTATTGCACCGGAAGCAGGCATTCTTGATTTAATAGCCATTTTACTTCTTTACCATTTTTTTATTAACAATGCCACCTTTTTTATATACTGGAATTGTAGACTCACCAGGAATGCGCTGTCCTGTATTTATATCACGCATTTCAATTAAAGGGATCTTCTCC